AAGGCTCTCGTGTTTATTCTCTCTACATTCTTTAAAGAAGAAGTACACACTATACACTATAAATTCTTTCATTAAGCTCTGTAGAACAATAAATTTGCAAAAAAGTTTTATATGCAGTGGCACTATTTTTGATAGAGTGAATAATAGAAATAGTTAAGGGCTGGAAATCCAGCCCTTAACTATTTTTTGGCCTGCCGAGAGGGATTTGAACCCCCGACAATCTGCTTAGAAGGCAGATACTCTATCCAACTGAGCTATCGGCAGATTAATTTACAATAAATGCTACATTTTGTTTACTGGGTTCCCAACCTTCATCTGCAAATCTTAAAAGATCTGCAGATGGGTTTCGTTTGCTATGACAGTTATCGAATAGTTTTTAGTCCTTGGTGTGACAGCGAAAAGTTTGTCATTCCCATGAGCAACTTTGTTTTAGTGTTCGCGAGTTGAACCATCGCACGTGCCTTCTTTTTATTAGTTTCAGTGGCTGAAGATGAGTTAATCTTATCCATGCACTTGGCTTTGATCTCATTAAGATCTGACAGAGAATTCATTTCATGAATGAACTCCATATCAAAAATGCCTTGTCCAAAATCTTTCATAGGAGTATCCTCACTAGGTTACTGAAGATGAATAATTATACACTACATTTTATAAAGTGTACACCAAAAATTGTGTAATTTGTGTATTAAAATGTTACACCAAAAACCAAAATTTTCTTGTGCTTCACAAGAACTTTTCAATTTTCAGCTGTATTTACATTTACAGTACCAAACGTGTGTAAAATTATAGACCTTTGAGAAGCGCATTGACAAGAACAGCATTGCGACGATAAATTTTGTCAACAATGGCGATTTGTTCATACACGAGCTCATGAGATATGCTCACAATTTTTTCAAAAGGAAAATCTGCGAGCTTAAGCTCTGCAAGCGCTTCAGTATGATCTAGCACAACACGAAGACCAGCCTTCTTTGCTAAGTGCTGCATGGTTGCGTTCTCTCGCAAACATGACATGTAAAGGGTATGGATATCATTGGCCTTGCAGTAGATAATGATCCTATCAAGCAGGCGCTGAGCTAAACCAAGCCCTCTATAATTAGTGTCAACAGAGATACCAAGCTCAGCTCGTTTCCCATTATCATCACGTTCTTCTCCAGAAACATGCGCAAAAGCTATCAAGGTTTTTTTGTCGTCAGCAAAAATGCCAAATGATTTTTGGGTACTTAGGTCAATGACGTCATTCACGTATTTTTCTAGAACAAAATCACTTACCGCTGCAAAAAACCGCATGTAACGATCATTAATGTTAAGACGTTTAAGATGCGCAAGAATAGCAGGCTTATCATCATTATCAAGCGTAGCTATAAAAAATCGTAACCGTGATTTATCCATTTTTCATCTTAACTTATGAACACATTTGGGCTACCAGTTACTATAGTATCATCGGCATCATCTACATCACCGACACGAGCTGCATTTTTTCCATTAATGAACACATTTGGGCTACCAGTCACTATGGTATCACCAGCATCATCTGCATCACCGACACGAGCTGCATTTTTTCCATTAATGAACACATTTGGACTACCAGTCACTATGGTATCGTCATCATCATCAATATCACCGACGCGAGCTGCTTCTGGCATATTATTCTCCTATTCTTCTCTTAATGGCTTCTAAAAAACCATTAGCAAATGCTTTTTTCTTTTCTTCATTAAAAACTCTTCGTTGACCTGGTAAAATGCTTGAATCTAACAAAAGAGCGGTAACTTCATCCGAGGCTCTAAGCAACATACAAACACGATTGTTCTTGCGTATCACATCCGCATAAACAGTGACATAATTTACTTGTTGGCAAATAGAATCTTCATCATTCTCCCATTTTGGATTTGGAGAATGCTTAATTTGAAGATTTATCATGGTATGTTCATATAAAAATTCCCAATACCATGGTTTCATGTCAATTACAGTGATCGGTTCCATGTCAGATGTGTAAATGACCGCTTGAGCTGGCGTCAAAATGTTTATCTTCTTCATATACAATATTTAAGCATTTACAGTGCAGTGTGCTATCACTGTGTTAAAGACATAAACATTTTTTTGTAAAATTAGTGTGTTCTGAATATAACAACGTGCGATTAATTTACAAGTTATCATATCCTTGGCCTCGCCTGTAGGAATTGAACCCACATTCCAAGTTTAGGAAACTCGTGTATTCTCCATTATACGAAGGCGAGTTATTTCTTCTTGATGCTTTTATGATGGTTTGCGAGGATCCTTTTCCAACATACCATTCTTCAAAAGCGCATCACAAACGGCATTTGTGATAACCCAAAGCTTCCAATCCATCTGTCGTAAAATGATGTTCTGTTCTACAATTAGTTTTTGCAGGTCTACGTTTGAATTTTTGTTTTCTTTCGTATTTTCTTTCATATTTTCTTTCATTACCAATTCTCCCAGTTAGTTAAGTTAAGTTCATGTTCACGATAGGTTACTTTAACAATAATACCTAAGCTAGTAGGGGTAAAGCAATAAGTCAAAACCCCACCGTTTGGCCCTTCATATGGGTGAGTCACACCGTTCGAATCCTCAAACAGTAATGGCGCAATATCTGGATTCTTTTTCTGTTCCTCGACAATTGAAGGAAAAACTACATTATGAAGCCAGTTATCAATCTTCTTAAGATCATCAATTGAAAGTGAAAAACTAACGCCCATTTTTATCTTTGAATTTTTCTAACCATTCTTCAAATGTTGGAAGAATATCAACCTTCTTTAAATTATCTTTACACCATTTACCCCATGCTTCTTTCAACTCAGGGTCAATAGTTTTATTATCTTTTACACCTGCATTACGTTCAGGAAAAATACGACTATATCCTTCACGATAAGCATCACTCGAGCCTTTAGTTTTAATCAAATCACCAGTAATGGGGTTAACTGCGGTTGCCATTAAGAACTCCTTCCATAAAAGGTTGCGATGTATCACAATATAATTTTAAAAATCATCTTTATCAAAACCTAAATGATAAGATGAATAATATTGATTGCAAATTGTTTTGACAAAACAATTTGATTTAACACGTAGAACATTACTAGATTTCACATGTTATTAACAAATATCTAAGAACTGAGAGCTGTGCAAATAAGACATTCATGACGAAGCATTACACAACCTCAATTACATTTTCAGGTAGGAATGATCTCCACCCTTGTGCTTTCACATCATATACTCTAATGCTTGTTGCCCGTGTTTCTTCAGACGGCAACATTTCACCCTTAGGCCAAGCAGAATGAGGAATTAGCCCTAGATTAGTTGTGCAGTGTATTTCACGTAGTTCGCCATTTTTCTTTTTGAAAGTAACAGTCATGACGCGCTTGTGAAGTTCTTGACGAAGAGTTTGTGTATCCATGAATAACTCCTTTTGAAAATTATAACATAAGGAAGCTATCAAATAAACTTCTACTTGCTTCTATGAACTAATACACGACTAAAGATTGTGCATTTTTCTTGCTTTACTATCATTAAAAAAAGAATTATCTTGATGCAAGAATTAACCGAAGTTCTGCTCGTATAGTCATCAAAATTTTTCCAAGATTGTTTTGACCAATACCATTGCAAACACCCCAGTAAACATCACCCCACCAGTTAGTTTCTTCTAAATACGCGTTTCCTGTGACAAGAAGCAAATGACCAAGCTCTGGCTTAGCATACTTCTGAGCGTTCAAATCATACATGATATCAAACTTCACGTGTTCCCAATCTTCTCGGCAACCTTTAGCTTTTCCGTACTTTCGCGCATCAGCTGGTCTTGTAAGTTGCTGAATAGTGAAGCGCATCACAGGATCAGTAAACTTAGCTGCCTGATATGCGTGTTCAATGGTTGGAAATTTCATACCTTCATATTCTACTTCTGTAAAATAAAAGTTAGATAAGAAACGATACTTATTAAAGAAACCTTTTATTTCAGAGACCATTAGCTTTTTCCACCAATTATGCTAAAAATTTAGTATCTTTTCTAGTGAAAATTGATAAACACTATTTAAAAATAGAAATATGTGTATTTTATTTCTTGTACTTTTTATTAAGAATTATCTGCAGGTGGTATAAATTCATTTACATTTAACCCCACATAGAATTGCAGGGTATTATTGATTATCTTTATGTTTTCTGGTTTAAACTGTTTTACGATAAAACTTGCTTTTTGTGTTACTTTTTCTGTGCTATTGCTCTTTTGAAGCTTAAGAAACCTATGATAAAGAGCAGTTCTTGTTCCTACATTATATGATGCAAAGCACTTGTCATATCCCAGTTTTTTAGCGCGCTCTATTTGTTTTGGAATAACATATGCTTGATGGAAAGGTCTAATATCACCTTTATTTTTTCTTGTAATTAGTCTAACAGCAAGCATCATTTCTCCATTTACATCTCGAATACCTGAAAAATATGTTAACTCGTAGTCAATAAAACACAAGTAAACTCCAGAAAAAATATTATGTTCTAAGAGGTAAGCAACTGTTCTATTATCACTTGGGTTGTTTAAATAATTTTCCTTATATCCATCTTTAGCGTTATTTTCTGAAAAATCAAGTATTAGATTTTTTAGAGTACCGGAAAACGGTGGAAGAACTTCTATAACATCAATTCTTAATGATCCGGTGTGTTCACACCAATACTGAATATGCTGGTGTTCATTTTTCAGGGTGTTCATTAACAGAGATAACTTAGTTTCTGAACTAATAAATTGCGTCATAGTCATTTACGTTGGTAAAAGAAAATTAGAACTATTATCTGGTACACAAAAATAATGTTAAATTTTGAAAATTATATTATGACACAATCTGTTTAATCGTGGATTTCCACTTAGCATGGTTGTCAACATTGAACAGCCAGCACCAAACATATACTGGATCAATTTCCCACCACTTCACTTTCGTTGTTATGGAATTTGCTTTATAATGGTGATTGTTGTGCCAGTTTTCTCCAAAGGTAAAAAAGAACATAAATGGAACATTTTTTGAATAATCATGGGTTTCAAAGTTCGCATACCCTATTGTTTTGCCGTGTGCGAAGTAGTTCTGCATATTGACAGCTATGAATCCAAGACCAGTTGGAACAATAGCATATGCAAGTAGCCCTTTAAAACCAAATAGTGCAAGCATAACAACGTAGAAAATAAAATGCACAGCATAATATTTCCTATGAAGGAACATATTAAACTTATCACGCGCTATATGACGAATTGCGCCAAATGTTTTTCCATTGTTCTTAATGATCTCGTCTGTAGCAAAATATCCAAATAAAACCTTTAAACCGTGTGCTATTGGAGAATGTGGATCATTCTCCGTATCTGAGTTAGCGTGATGAAGATAGTGACTTGTTGCCCACGTGATTGGGGAACCTTGATTGCAGAGCACCCCTACTAAAGTGGCAAAATGTTTAACACTTTGAGGAACTTTTACTGCATTGTGAATCACCACACGATGCAGCCCAAAGCCAACACCAAATGTAATACAGAAAAAGAACAGCGCGTATGAAATAAGTAATTGCTGAACAGGTAAAATAACAATTGCTAAAATTATGCTAAGCAAATAAAAGATTACTAGCAACTTGTTATATTTCACTTTCGGTGACAAATCAATGCTCATATGATTCTCCAGTTAAATGTGCAATAATATTTATCATCTTCAGGACACTAAAAAGCGCTCTTTAAAGAGCGCTTTTAATTTTGGTCCCGCCGTGTGGAATCGAACCACAACCTGGATCTTATCTAGATTGAAGGCATTATAAGTGCCCCTGCTCACCTTGAGCTACGGCGGGGGATTGGCGGAGACGGTGAGATTCGAACTCACGGAACTGTTTTTACAGTCCGACGGTTTTCAAGACCGTTGCAATAAACCAGACTCTGCCACATCTCCATGTTTAGTATTACCTATAAACAAGTTAAACCATATAACTTACTTAATTAATTATGGATTAAAATTCAGTCCTTTTTATTCACAAAAGAATAAAACTCTGTAGCTCGTTTCATAATATCTTCCATTGAAGGAACTGCCGGAAGAATGGTTTGCAACTGCTTCTGCATATCTTCAGCCCATAATTTCATCTCTTCAGGTGTCATAGGCAAGTTTGAAAGATTGATTTGTTCAAATGCCTTATCAAGCAGCTTTCGTGAGAATTCCAAGTTTGTGAAGTACTGCTCTCGAAGATGATCAGAAGCCATCTGAAGCAGTTCAGCACGAATTTCATAAGGTGTCTTAGCCATGTGTTTTCTCCTGTGTGTATGTATGTGTGTTTTAAAACATCTTTCTGATAAAAGATGTGCTATTTTAGATTGGTGCGGGTGGAGAGATTCGAACTCTCACGCTTTTCAGCACTACCCCCTCAAGATAGCGTGTCTACCATTCCACCACACCCGCTAATATTATGATAGTCGTTTCTTTAGATATTCAATGACATCACCAAGTGTTTTCATCTTTTCTGAATCATTATCATCAATCTCAATACCAAATTCATCTTCAATTGCCATAATGAATTCAACAGAATCAAGTGAATCTAGATCCAAATCACCTTGAATGGTAGTATTACCATTAATTTCAGTATCAGGTTTAATATAGTCTAGATCAACAAGAACATTCTTTACACGTTCATTTAGATTTTGCATGCATTTAATCCTTAAAGAAAAGCAAACATATTTTGTTTATTTATTCTACTCTAAATCATAAATCTAGATAAAATTTGGCGGAAGAGGAGGGATTTGAACCCTCGTGTCGTTTCCGACGCACTCCTTAGCAGGGAGGCCGTTTAAGCCATCTCACGCACTCTTCCTAATTTGGTGGACTGCCGGAGACTCGAACCTTACTGACAAGATACTTGCAAGGCATCTCCACAACCCCAATGCTTAAGCCCATTTTAAAAATTGGTGGAGCGGGTGAAGGGATTTGAACCCTCGACATCTTCCTTGGCAAGGAAGTGCTCTACCAGCTGAGCTACACCCGCATTCTCATTTTGTCTTTCACATTATCGCTGTGATTTTTCCGCTTTAAGAGCTTCATCATTAGCTTTCAAAGCTTTAGTGAAATTGGGAACTACTGCAAATTCTTTCTTAATTGCGCTTTGAGGAATTTCTACAGGCTCATGAAACTCAAATTTTTGTGGTTTATATCCAGGTGCGTGATTAAGACTATTGGAATAATAGCCCTTCAGTTCCTGGATAACATCATCCACAGCATCTTCAATTGTAGCAAAAAGTTCTTCAGGATTATTATAAACACCACTAAAAGCATCAGCATAAAAATCTTCAAGTTGTTTAGTTACCTCATCAATTGAGTGAGACCAAAATTCATCGGTTGAGCTAATTAAACGTTTAGCATCTTTCTTAATTGACTCAGGCGCGTCGAAGTATTTTAGAGCTAGCGAGTAAATGGCAGAAACAACTTTACTATGAGATACTTCTGGCACAGCATTTTGTGATTCAAATAGTTCTGAGATTCGCATATAAAAATCCAAATGAAGTTAACAGTGAACTATTTATTAGTTTTATTAATACACTAATCAAAACTATTTTGATGATAAGACTAAATTTTATTGGTCGGAGATACAGGATTTGAACCTGTGACCCTCTGCTCCCAAAGCAGATGCGCTACCAGACTGCGCTAATCTCCGATATATATTATGAAAATAACGACAGATATTTAAATATCTGTCGTTATTTTATACTAAAATCTAAAATCTAGTAAATTATGTACTTGCAATATAAGTACGATTAATCATTGCGTGATTTTTATCTTCAGGACCCCAATCTCCATCAGGATGGAATGCTAGAATACGCATTTCTGAATCTTCTGTGCAAAACCGATGAGAAACTTGTTCACCAATTATAAATGTGTCACCAGTTTCTAATTTTTTAGTTTGTGCCATTCCGTCTTTATCTTTCCATTCAGCAAAACCTTTACCACTTGCGACATGCCCCAATCTAACACTAGGGTGTCTGTGCCATGTTTGATCTACGTTTGGTGGAAAATACAACAAATTAAGACTTCCATCACCTTTTCGTGGAGGGTAAATTAAAAGAGAATCACTGCATCCATCAATATATGTCAATCTTCCCTTAACTTCTGGTTTTGTAACAGTTAGAGGAGTTTTGAACCCATGACGTGTTACGATCCAAACTTTTGCCGCATCAAACTCAACACGATGTAAGAAAGAAGTCGCAAATACACATTCGGGACCTGCAACTGCAACTAATTCATCTTTATCAAAAATTTTAGCACTTCCACTTATAACATAACCATAGATGCTAGCACCTTCTGGAATTTCATAAACACCTGTTTTATTGATAATTTGAGATGTTGCTGGATACATCGTGGACATTGCATCATTATAATTTTGAATTTTCATAAACCACCTTTCCTTTCTTTAAATTGAAGAAGCATAAAAATAACCATCTTCATAACCAATAACATCAGTACCGATTTTTCGTTGTCTAACAACGTTATAAAGAGATCCAACTTTCGTTTTTTGACTAACGTAAGGTTGTTCCCAAGATGGATAATATTTCACAATAAAATCTCTTGCAGCTTGTTTGTATGTATACGCTGTAGGATTTGTTCCCCATTTATCAAGAGACCCATTCATAGACAATTGTTGAAATGGAATGGTGTTAAAGAATGTGGCAAATTGCTTAATGTCATCAAAACTTACACGTGCACCATTATCAAAGATATTAGTAAAACTAAGAGTTCTTAATGCAACGCTTTGCCACTTACACGTAAAATTAACCCACCAGAAAAAATCTCTCATCATAGTAATTTTAAGTGGGCATTTATTTGCTAACTCAATAAAATTACTATGCAACCAATCAATTGCAGATTTACGACTGACTTTTGATTCAATATATGATTTTAAGTTGTCAGCAGTATATTCTTGATATAACAATTTTGTATCGGTGAATACCCGATCGCTACCAAAAAGCTGATCAGCATTTTCTCCAAGCACATAGCGATTATCTTTTAATTGAATGTTTGCTAATGTACTAGTAGCATTTACAATTTTGTAATTAGGTAAAATAATTTCCCACCATGCGTTAGGATTTTCAGGTATTGCTTCAGGAGATGTTGCGATGATTATCTGGTCAAAGCTTCCATAGCCAGCTTTAATTGCTTCTGTAAAAGCTACAAGCACACTAGTTGAATCAAGACCCCCACTATACATTAAGTAGATGGGTTTATTTTCATTAATAATTTCTATAGCACGCTCAATGCAAAGATCACCGAAATTTGGTGTTGATTTTACTTCTGGAATTGGATAGAGATTTACTGTAGCAAATGGAGCTTTAAAAGTATCGGTACGGTCAAGAATAGAGGCATTGAAATTTACAATGTTAAATAGCGTGTTCCAATCTTTTAATTGTTCAGTTGCTGAGGCATTAGTTATCTCTTTCTCTTTGAGATAGATAGGCATGTAATAAACTATACCATTCATAATGCACCTACTCTAACAATACTATTAAATACTTTGTCTTTCCAAACTTTAAGTTCTTCATTTGTGGTGCATTCTTTTAGTGTTTCACTAAACATCCACAAAATTTGCTTGCGACGAAGAATAACAGATAGCAACGTTTGATGATCAAACTCAAACTGTTTTTGTGATTGTTCAATAGGTATATTTTTTACTTCAGCAAACATCTTAATGAATTCTTCTTTGTTTGTGTTATACAAAATAAGATCATCATATGAGAGAGTTTCTGTTGTTGAATATTGTTCTGTTATTTGATTAGCAAACCAAAGCAACCATGAATATCCTTCAGCCAACATTTTACATCTTTGCGTTTTATTAATAACTTCTTGGCTAACATTTTCACGTTTTTCTAACGTGATTTTTTCATCAATTTTAAAACGATAAAACCCTGGTGACGAATTTATTGTTGGCAGATACTCATTATTCCACGTTTGAATTGTAAAACTATGAAGTCGTGTATCAAGTACATTTCTTTGTAAGAATGTGGCAACAGGCAGCATAGAAGTGTAAAAGAGAATTATTCCATCTCCCCCATCTAACACAATGTATGTTGAAAATTGATTTTTCATTTTACTTATCTTTTGACACGTTTTGAGGATATTTTATGTATGAAATAGTTTAAATTATTTATACGCGATTATTAATCATTAAGTAATGGTTTTAATGATAAAATCTTTTACGCGTCTGAATTGAAAAACTGATATGTTTTGATGTTATTTTCATATTATTCTATGTTTCTTGATTTGAACACAGATAAATTTATGGTCTCCGATGCAGGATTCGAACCTGCGTTATTCTTCATCCCAAATGAAGTGCCATACCAGGCTAGGCGAATCGGAGAAGTACAATCATCTATTTGTTTGCTAATTCTAGAAAACTCTTTATTGAGAACTCTTTCAGCTGTAGGATTCGAACCTACGTTTCACTGGTAATTCCCACCATACCTTTCGGTGTGGGCCCTTGCGTCTTAGGCCACTAGACCAAACTGTAAGAATTCTTAATAAAGAGTTATATCAAAAGTCATAAAAAGCAAACAGCTTTAATTACATAAGACAACAAAATTAGGTGCCTTTAGGCACCTAATTTTAAATTATTTTAAATTAGACTTTTTTAATTACGACAAAATGAAAATGAGTTACCCAAACAGGTACTGTATTTGCGTCAGTATTATCTGCAGGAACAGCATCAATCACATAGCTATCAGCGTAATCTGCAAATTCTTGCATTTCAGCATGTGTCTTTTTACCACCGACTTTATCATAAGCACCGTATGCTGTCAAACCACTAGGTACCTTATCACCTTTCTTAAAGGCATGCGTAATCTTTCCATGAATCTTCGCAACTGAATCATCGTAAGTCTCAATAGTGTCACCAACTTTAAACATAATTTTTCTCCTGGAAGTTAAGACAGAATTATTATATCATAAAAATTTATGAAAAATGCGGTGAGACAAAAATTTTACATTTCGAAACATACACACATTTTTGAATGAACTCTTTCTTTAGAATTTATGAAATACATGGTGGACCAGACAGGACTCGAACCCGCTACCTACTGCGTGCAAAGCAGTCGCTCTCCCAGCTGAGCTACTGGCCCATAATTTATTTATGCATTTTCAATTTTTGGCGGAGACGGTGAGATTCGAACTCACGGACGGTTTCCCGTCGGCGGTTTTCAAGACCGCTGGATTAAACCACTCTCCCACGTCTCCATGTTTGGTGCCCCTGGACGAGATTCGAACTGTCGACCTATCGCTTACAAGGCGATTGCTCTACCACTGAGCTACAAGGGCGTTTTGGTGCTCCCTCCCAGAATCGAACTGAGTTCTGAGGCTTACAAGACCCCTGCATCGCCAGCAATGCTTAAGGAGCATTAAAACTTACTGTCTGAATAGTGAGTTAACTCACAATATCATTTTAAATGATGTCATCATATCCAGACACTAAGCTCTAATCTATAACGGGTTTGCACCGTTCTCATCGACTTAACGACTTTCGCTAGTGATTCATCTGGCTTGCCACACGTCATTATCCAGAGCTCTATGCGACTTCATATGAGATTCAAGCAGAGCGTGCGTTGGAATGAACCTCTAAAATTTGGTACCCGAGATGGGAGTCGAACCCATATGCTATATTTGTAGCGGCGGATTTTAAGTCCGCTGTGTCTACCATTCCACCACTCGGGCATTTTTGTTATTTTATCATAAAATTAAACGAAAGTGTTATAACTTACGTTTAATGGTGGGTCCGGCCGGGCTCGAACCGACAACCAAGGGATTATGAGTCCCCTGCTCTACCATTGAGCTACAGACCCTAAACATGTGGTGCGCGAAGCCGGACTCGAACCGGCACGGTATTTCTACCGTCAGGACCTAAACCTGGTGCGTCTACCAATTTCGCCACTCGCGCATTGTATGGAGCGGGTAAGGGGATTCGAACCCCTACCGTCTGCTTGGAAGGCAGATATGCTAAACCGTTAAAACACCATACCCGCTTAAAACTTATTGCGGAGGGTGGATTTGAACCACCGATCTTTGGCTTATGAGACCAACGAGGACGACCAGACTCCTCTACTCCGCATTATATTATGCAACAAAAATTGAATGACCATTAGTAAGTATCTTCCCAAATAAGATGATAACGATCATTCTCCGGTTGCATTAATCATTTATTGGTGGAGCCGGTTGGATTTGAACCAACGTGTCCAGAGGAACCTGTTTTACAGACAGGCGGTTTCAACCACTCACCCACAGCTCCAATAAACCAGTTCAAAACACGCTTAACGCGCTTTGAACTGGTAGGTCCTGCAGGGATCGAACCTGCGACCAACGCCGTGTAAAGACGCTGCTCTACCACTGAGCTAAGGACCTAAAAATATCTGCACTTAGTTTCTACTTGAATAGATGTACTAAGCACTAAAGTACTGTTCTAATCTTTTCAAGCTTCAGTTTGTGCAGAACTGAATTTGCAATCCAAATTTTTAAGGAACAAATCAGAGAGTTAATTTAACTATCTGAAGAATTTTAATTATACACTGATTCTGCAGTGTTGTAAACTGTTTAATTTCAAAACCACTGGAAGTAGTAAACTACCAAGGTTTTAAAAACAATCTACATGTTGTTTGTTGATATAGAAATTATACAACACTTTTATCAACATGTACACATCTTTTGAAAAATATTGTAACTTAAATTTTCATCTAAAAAGAAGGGGAACCTTTAAGGTTCCCCGGACTGTTTTGAAATTTCTTTCATTTACACCGGGGATCTTTCTCCAGGGTACAACACTGCACCTCCGATCGATGTCGTATAAGCTACTAATATTGATAAAGGTGCTAAGCGTTGCATTCTTTGCTCCATGCTAAAATTCACTATTATGATAGTATATTTATATGAAACCTAAAATTGATGGCGTGTGCATTTATTGCGTGTGTACTTCATGCCAGCAGATTGATATTCGATGTGGTTGAATCTGTCGTGCAGCTTTCTCAAATTCTTTTTCATCATTTGACAATTCTCGACTAATGATCTCATATTCAGGATATGCTGCTTGAACAAATGAACGTACGTCAAATGTGGATTCAGCACCATTCTCTTCTGCGAACTTCGTAGCTTCACTTATGTAACTAGACAGCTGTGCTGGTGTGTTTTTCACAAATGAAGATATAACATTCATACCTTCATCTGCAACCATTTTGTCTATGATAAAGTACTGTTCATGATCTCCCATGTACCACTTATCACCAAATTTTTGCAGATACGGAAAAGTGCCCGCCATAACAGGAACTCCACTCGCGCTTGTACTTCCCCATCGTCTTAAAACTTCATTTGAACTAATTATCCCTAATGTGGTGGTATATTCTAGTGCCGTATTTGTCCAAAATGCGTTACCATCAACCTCAACAATCCGCATTTTAAAGCCATGTTTTTGATAGTACTTTACTAGAATATCAGCTTGTGATGAGATAGTCTGATCATTTAGGAAGTTGATAGTGTACACTCTTGGAATTTTTCCAGCATCAGCAAAAGCAAGTAGCATTACTTGTGATTCAACAGTACCTGAGAAAAACAACGTTAGCGCATCACCATACCTATCTATCAGATCTTTTGCAGCCGCTTTATTTTCCTCACGCCATGAAGACGTCAATGACATATCATCTGGTTTAATCCATTCTGTTGAAAATGGATTAAATGTAATCTTACAAAACTGCGGACTTTCAACTTCTGGGATAGGTGGGACAATTTCTAGCTTGAGCAGCTCTTCAATATCGTTCAAAAAATTTAGTGGAGCTTCAGCTTGATTGTCACCCTCATCAGGATCTGTTATATTTTCTTCATTTGTAAAAATATTTTCACTAACAGACTCTAGCTGATCCTGTATAACAGGTTCTTGTGGTTCTGTTTGCTTCTTGATGAACCATCCTTTTGATGCTTGAAATATTTTCATGTATGAAATCTTAAATCATGGATTGCACGACCTACTATTACAATTAACGATGTATTCTTTAATGATAAAAAGTTTCAAAAGGTTCAAACACGTAATTAGCTTAATACGTTTTACACCTTTGGTGAAACTATTTTGATGTCATTTTTAACTGTCTTCTTTTTCTGATCAAGAAATTTTTGAAGAATATCAACTTCCTCATCTGTAAGCTGAGGAGATTTTCTTCCTCTAAATAAAGCTGACTCTATTTTCTTAATGTCGTTTTTTGAGCTCATACTTGCATCCCAGCGCCAGCAAGGCTAATTCCACTTGTTTGCTCTAGGTACTGTCGTTCAACTTTATCTACAGGTGTAAACGTTAGAAGAATAGCAGAAGCAGGAATTTCTAAGCGTTCAATTGCTGGATTTGACAGTGTCCAAGGAACAAAAGCTAAACCCAACTGTCCTGGCCCAACCGGCTGAAATTGTAGAACGTGGGGTCGACGAACTGTATAGGAAATAGGGCTGCTATTTTCTGTAATAGTCTTTGTTGATACTAGTTCTGCAACAACTTCCTCGCCCGAAATCATTTTAAATGACATTACATTTGACATATTTTACTCCAAAAAGAAAATGAGTACCATAATGATACCCATTATTTACGACAAGTTGTGATCAACAAGTTAGTTGATCAATGTTGAAAATCTGTCCACTTACGTGAATATCTGGCCACTCAAACTTTTCATCGTGCACCACATCATCAAGCAACATGACTTGCGTTTCTTGACCCTGTGTTTTCCACAAGTTCTTGAACAGATGACGGCACGAAAGCCTGAATGCTTCTTGCTTTCCCCAAAACGCTGACATCTCACTGAAGTCAACTACATCCGGGCTTATGCTCATTTCTGAGCAGCACCACTTTATGATATGGTCATCAACAGTGGGAACTAGATTCAACTGAATACCCAACACCTTCTCAATCATGGGGCGAGTACCGTAGTTGAACCCATGCAGCTGCTGTTCATCCCAAATGGCGAATGAAAAAATGTTTACAAAGTCTGGCTTAAAGTGCGCTTGTACTGCCTTAATTTTGTCAACATTGATTAGCAGCGTGTTAAACCAGCCATTCATCACAGGTGTGATGACAGTATCTTCAAGGTCAAGAAATAGATGTTTCATAGAAAAAATATTATACAACGAATCAGTTCTGCACGAATTTAACGTAGACTAAATCTTTTTCTCTACTGTCAGATGATGGTAACAAACTGTTTTGTTGACTGTCTACGGAACACAAGGTTGATTGTGCTACTGCAACTATCACTTCATCTTGAGTTGAATGCAGTACTTCTTTTTCACTTATCATTAGTTCCTCAAAAGTATCATCGAATGAACGTTGTTCATGTATAGTAACTGTGTTTTCTTCACAATTAACGGTAATTTTTGAAAATATTGTGTTTCCTATAACTAACCCACTAGAGAATGGTTTTTGACGATCTTCTCTAACCCATGCGGTAAACACTTCCTGCTTTTTGACCTTATCAAGAGTATGTATGTTCAGTTGAACTGAAATACCATCACCTATGTAAAGAGTTACCCATTTGCCTGATGGGATATCTACAAATTGTTCACGTATCCAGTTAATAGCTGTAGAAAGCACAGCATAAAATACTATAAACCACGCAAAAAGAACTAACCTTTTAGTCCACGTGGATTGTGAAACCATCTTTAGGGATAATGACATTTGTCAATCCTTAGAACGACGCTTTTTTGTAATACCGCTATCACTGGAGATTTTTTTTAATACATCACTAATATCTGGAAGCAATCCTGCTTCCACCAAAGCATCAACGTGTTTTTGCTTGATAAAAAGTTGCCTTGATGGCAATGTAACACCTAGTTTAGTTTTTGCCCAACTTGCTGCTGTCTTCATGTCAACCCTTCCATTTTGATCTGAAAAAGTGTAGAAAAGCAGCAAAAGATCAACTTCTAATTCTGAAAGATTTGTCATAGTGAAGCTGATAAATCCTTATCTCTTTTCCTTGTTAAATAGCGGAGGGTTGATTCTGTTGCCAAGTTCACCCCTCCAAAAACTCCGGCTTTAGCTGATCCTAACTAGGATCAAGCTGCCAAGGCGTAAGCGCTGTCGTTTGCGTTTACTTGTTTTGCTTCATTTACGTCGATCGCCTGACGTGTTGCGTATGCTCGTCTCCGTAACCTCGTCGAAACCATTACAGGCCCATCAAAACTATCCTAAGACACATTAAGATAGTTTTGGTGGACCTGGCGGGATTTGAACCCGCGTCCGAAATTCTTCAAGTCGCTCCGAATTACAACAATAACAGCAGAACCGCTGCTGCACCGGTATTTTTATTATACATTATTTGCTATCTCGTGTAAATTACTTCAACTAAATTAGCAGTATCTTCACGTTGAAATTCTTTCCAACCCGCGGCAATTGCTGTAGCCTCAGGATCTCCAACAACAGTATTAGGATTATATGCCACTGTCGCAACTTCAGCTCCTGCTTCTACGAGAGCTTGAAGAGCAGCCTTTTGTTCTTGTGTCATGTTCATATCCACCTTGCCTTACCTGTTTTTGGATCATAATAAAATCCTCTATAATCTCCGTTTGGCCTTTTTGATAATGCCATTTTTCTTGCATCTTTTCTTGATAGACCTTTTTCTAGTTGAATAAAAACGGGTTTTCCGAGGTCTTCTTTTAATTCATTTAGTTTCATATGTTTATTAGAATATGCTAAAGTTAAATTGTAGTGTTTAACCATGCTGCATTTTTTGATAATGATATTTATTCATTTATCTGAAGTGTCAAACACTTACATGCACCACCGCTTTTCATGAACTCACTCATATTGAGTTCATACACTTGATAACCTCTTGATATTAAATGCTCACGCAGATGAGAAGAAATTTCTGGAAGAACTATATGCTCATCGACAGATACCGCGTTGCACGCAAAACGAACTGCGTCTTCTTCTGAAACAGTGATAAGTTTTTCCTTGAACATTTCTTCAATCACGTACTGCGAGTGACCGCTGAACGCGTTTGGAAACCATAAAACTTCCCCTGTATCTAATGTGCAAAAGCATGTGTCAAGATGATAAAAGCGTGAATCAACTAGTTGAAGAGGGCGAACAATTACGTCTGTATTCTCAAAAAATAGATCTAACATATACTTATAGTTTAGAGTTGTTCTAAAACCAAACCCCATCCAAAGATTTTGATTTAAATCAAACAATGCATCACCAGCTCCTTCAAAAGAAATTTGCTCGCGAGTTCCATGAAAATGCTGAAACTCAACCTTGAAGTAATTCATCATCCAATTGATAAAGAAAGGTTCTTCTACAGCGCGTTCGTCATGATGAAAACGACTTGGGATAAAATTATCCTTATAGATTAACCCAGCATTTGCAGTAAAAACAGCATCTGGGCAATTTTCTGGTGGTTGAGGAATAACAAGCACGTCAGCGCCAATAGATGTTAGAGTGTTTCGTAATTCACTCCACTGTTGCACAGCTTTAACTTGATCAACACGCCCAGTGTTGTCCTTCATCCATAAGTTGATTTCGTACTGTACCCCAAAACTAGTTGGAGATGTCATGATAATTTGTTTTGTCATAGAAATGTAATCCTTATAAAGTGAACTTGAGGGGCATGTCCTGTTCCTGAGGGGCTAGGAAGAATTCCTTTCAAAAAGATTTCTTTGTCAAGAATCTTTTGGATATGCACTGATCCGAACTCGATTAAACTTCCATCAGATTTACGTAAGATAAGAATGTTTTTGTTTGTATCATATTGAACATCTTTTGATGTCGTGTAGAAACGATCTCTTGTAGTAGCTAATTTCAGATCAATTTCATTAGTAATTTCAATTTGCATTTACATATTTCTCCTATTTGCTATTTTATTTAATTTACTTTTAATCAAAAAATCAACTTTACTATGAAATAACATAAATAAAACTATAGGCGGTGTAACATACAAGGAATACATAAGTATGCAAAAGGTTACTTTCAAACAATTCAATGCGTTTGTATCATCTGAAGAAGACCTTACAGAAGAGCAAATTACTGAAATTTTTGGTAAATTTTTTGGTGGCAATGATGATAGAATGAAAAAGATGCAAGCTCAAAAAGATGCCCTTAAAAAGGCAGCAGATGCAAAGAAGAAAGAGATTGATAAGAAGAAGGATGAGATTTGGGCTGCTGCCAAAAACAGAATAGAAAGACCAGAAACAGTAAAAAAACCCTCACCATTAATGCAAAAACCCACATCTCAGATGAGAGCAGGTGAACTTAGGGCGGTTGATCGGGATCCATTTGGTATGGCATTTGAGGAAATTAGATCTTTAGCAAAAGAAGCAATTAACAAGATTGCTGCTACTTATGGAATTTCTGTAGCTGCAGCTAAAGCTATCTTTTTAGGTGGGTCTAGCTCTGATTTATTATACGCGTTGGATAAATTAGAAAAAGCTGGTTTTATTTCTGATGCAACCACATATGCAGAAAATAAACCATTTTTCGCCAAGGCTAATCTAAATAAAGCACATTATAATGCACTTGTAAAAGCATCACTTAAGGAATAAACCAAAAGTAAATTATTAAAGTGTGTAGCTTTCGGTTATGACAAAGTTAATAAAAAGGGGAGCTTTAGCTCCCCTTTTTCATTTTTGAAAAAATTCACTTGAACAACCAAAGCTTGAAGTTTACCCACAGTATTTTAACTTTAATTACTGCTAGTTCAACATACAGCTTTACCAGTTCTAACATTTTATTTCTTAAACTTCTGCTGGCTCTGCAAATGTTGCCATTACCTTACGCACCATTGTCGTGTTAGTAGAGGTATTTTTAACTTTAGCAGAAGGTGCCTTACGACCACGTGACAATTTAGTAACTGTTCCTCCAACTTCTTTCAAACGGGAACCAAGAATTTGGTTGAGTGAAATAAGTTGCTTTTTCAGCTTTTTAACTGTAATATTTTCATCAACAGTTTTTGCCGCTTCCATAAGGTCATTTTCTGCCTTTCGGAAGAAATCAGGATTGACAAAATTGTAGTTACGTGGAACTTCAAATCCAAATGGACCTAGGTCTGTACCAACAGTAATTTGGACTCCATTCCAACTATCGGCATGATCAGCTGGACGAGCATTCTTCCAAAAGCCTGTGGTAATTTCATTAAGCAACACTTTCTCAAAGAGAGCCTTTTGAACTTCAGTTGCAACAGTCAAAGTCTTGTTCATTTCTTCTCCTTCAAACAGGTAGGTAAGTCAGCGATCGTTTTATTCGATCAGTTATTATTTTAATACACTGAACATTGAATGTAAACTGATTGTCTTCTGATTGTATTGAAACGGTAAAATCAGCTTATTCAACGTTTACCACCCTGCATGAAAGAATTTAATGACAAATCATTTCATAACCGATCACAAGTCTACCAAATGAATCATATTGAAATCTAGCCCCTTGAGAACACTGTTGTGAATCATAAACTCCTGGGCTAGGAACATAATATGGTCGATACCCATAGCTAGGATAAACAGGTACGGGCACCGGTGCTGGAACAGGTACAGGTACAGGCAGTCCTGGATAATAATCTACTGGCGGAGGAACTCTTGGGTCAGCTGGGTAGTAATAATGCTGATAAAAATTGTATGAACCTTGGACTTGGAGTTCTACCCTATGAGCATATGAGGCGCTAACAGCTATGGTCATTAGCAACCCAATAAAAATTTTGACTAACGTATTCATGATGTCACCTTTCCATTAGTTCATTGACAAATTGAAAAACTTTCCGTTATTACTTAAGACTAGATATGTACTATATAGTCACACAGAATATTTACTCTGTGTGACTATTATATCATAAATCAGTTAGAAAAATAAACTCATTTTGCAGCAGATTGTTTTACACGGCGTTGTGGGCGGAATGGCTCAGAAATCTGAACATCAGACTTTGATAAATCTACGGTTAGTTCAACAAGCGTTTCTCCTGGGCGAAGTTTAATATCATATTTGTTTGTAAACTTCTTACCTGCACGCGGATCTGTGACGTAATTAGCGCATCCATTATCTACGTCAAAGCCTGCAAAATATTTTCCATCAGTAGTTTTAACAACATACAGGGAAACCATGGTATCAAATTGTTCTTGCATCAGAATGTTCTCCTTTTAATTTACGAAATATCCCGCCCCATGCGTTTCAATACAGCTTTGAAATGTATGAAAAGCACTATCAGCAGGGCTCTAGCATTCGCCTCTGACGCCATGTCAGACGGCGTTGAAAAAATTTCTTTACCAATATGAACAGTTGCCATCCATCCTTTTTGGGATGGCATACACCCAGGGTAAAAAATTGACACCTTCATACCAAGCTTTTGTTCAACGGTAGATATTATATTTAGATCATTTACATAATCAGCAGTAAGATTAACAGCGGAAGGCGGTAATTTGCTTGCCACGTATTCGCTTAATCGATTTTTTTCAGCAAATCTCTGCCAATCCCCAATAATATCCTCATAACACTCTGCAAAAAGTTCAGCATTGGTCATAAGACGCTTAACTGCCGCAGGACCTCCTGGTGTAAAAGTAGTTTTTGTTTCTGGTTTTTTAAACTTTATGATCTGTGCTGTCACAACGTATACACCTTTGAGAATGTAAATACTCCTTTCACCGCATTCTTTTCTTGCGGATAACCCAGTGGATTACAAACAAGAAGTGTGTCACCAACTTTCCCTTCGAATGCCGAGTGAGTGTGTCCAAAGAACCAGAAAGCGGGCTTAAACTCCATGATGATATCGTCTAGATTACTAGCATACGCACCATTGTGAGCACGAAGTGCTTCATTAGCCATGTACATAGGATTTACCGCCTGATAACTTGGCATGTGGTGCGTAACTATCACAGTTTTAGAATTATCTTTGTTCTCCAACCGGCGAATTAGATCTTGAACAAATTTAAGGTGAATATTATATGCATCTTCTGGCAGAAAAATATTTTCTTCACCATCACGAATAAGTCGATGATCATTCATGGAGCGACGTGCGGCAAGCATCGAAAAAGGATTACCACGGTCATAATCAGTCCAAAGCGTACCGCAGTGAAACGTTACATCGTCAATGTTAACCGTTTCAATATCGTTCCCCGCGATAGTGAGCTTTGTCATGTCAACCTTAGAGGATGTCGCCAACGCATCACGAATCGTGCTAAGGGATTTATTGATGTCGTATCCATAATATTCATGATTACCTAGAACATAGATAACATGCTTAAAGCGGTGAACAACTAACTCCATGAACGTAACGATACGATCAGATACACATGCAGATGCCAAATCACCCGCGATAATAAGCACTGTGTTATTATCAGTTTGAAGCGGAGGCAAAATACGTTCTACCTCTTGCTTGGCTAGCGGTCCATTCTTGTTGTAGAGATCATAGTAAAATTCAAGATGTAGATCACTGACCTCTCGAATAAACATGCTTGAACTTGTCATCATAAAACTCCATTTTGTTTTAACAGCATCATGCGCCATGAGTGTATTATAACATATTTTTGTTATGATTGATACGCTTATGCAGAAATTAAATTTTTGAACTGATCTTCAACCATTCTTTGAAGCAAGTTTTCATTTCTCTCACCGTTCCAACCCCAGATTCAAGTGCAAGCTTACCAATTCTTTTTTCAAGAGCTTTAACTTCTCGCTTAGTTCTGTAAAATTGCAGGTCTATAACTTTCATAAAATGCTTAATATTGAAACATTTTATTTATCGTTAGAAACCAAACCTCACAGAAATATAGTTAAAGAACCTGCGCATAAAGTAAGACCGAACAATGGACACAATAGTGTATATGGTTGCAATTGAAACGTTTTGACTTAACGTAATTGTCCAACCAAAAATTGGAAAAATAGCTGCATTAAGGAAAAATGAAATTAAAAGACCAACGAAAACGTTGGACAATGACTCAATTAAAGATCCACGTCTTGACTGCATTTTACCATTTCCCATACTGACTTACGCCGCCAGTGAATTTTAGGACCATACAATTCAGTGATGAATTTTCCATCGCGGGTTTCATGCACGTCGACATAGAAGCCAAGACGACTGAACTTCTTGACATTTAAAAGTGTTTTCTTAAGCTGTGTTCGTGTGAGTGTGTCACGAGCGTACAAAATAGGCATTTTCATTCGAACAAAAGTTTTAAAATACTGATTACAACAACAAAGCTTGACAACATAACAATGATAGTTTCTACAATGTCGTTAAAGCTAAGTCCAGTGCTAAATTGCTTTAGAGTTCTTACCCAGAATGCACCTATTACTAGGCAGATGATGGTTGCAAGAAATACGGCTATTTCAAACATCATGTCATTACCCCTGGTCAACTACAAACCCAAATTTGACAGCAATAATCCTCCATTCACCACTGCATTGAGCTGCCTTCTTGGTATTTTCAAGCTCTGGTGTTGGATAATCAAAACTAAAAAGATACCGCCATTCCTTTTCAGACTTGTGCTTAAATAAGAAATCGAACTTCATCTGAGGCTCAGAAACCGGATACGTGATAGGATAACCATCATAATGATCAATTGCATATTGTTGAACTAAGCGTCCGCGTCGATCTTGCATATCAGTCATCTAATGCCTCTACATACTTGTCATCACGAAGGTAATTAAATGTCGGAAATCGCAGGGAGTACAGCTCACTATCTTTTGCTTTGCTAATTTCTTGATAGGTTACCACAGCGGTTTTGTACTTGTATTTTTCATCAAAATTATTAGCAATGTCGTCGCGAATTTCATCACTAAAACCGGAACCTACATTACAGCGAAATGCACGACCATGCTCATCACGACCCTCAACAGTAATACCACCACATGTATTTTCCAGTCGAGATTTCGGACGACCTTTGTACCAACCAACAATGCGCGCATCTACATCGTAAAAGCGTTTTACCTTGCACCAATCGATCGTTCGATCCCATTGATAGGTAGATTCCCAGTTCTTTAGAATGAGCCCTTCGCGTTTATGAACATCAATGACTTCATTACAATAAGCAACCATGTCAGAGTAATCATTAACTTCACGACCTTCTGAAATAATAACTTTTGAAGATTCAATGCGTTTCAAGCAATCTTCCAAGAAGAATCGATTATGATGCATCGTGATCTTAGTCTTCTGTGTCATCCAATCAGCCAATGGCATAAGGAAGAACGCGCGAAGACGAAGAGCATCTTTTGCTGCATCATTGCCTTCTTTCTTAGCATTAATGGTCTCTGTAAAATCGGAAGCAAATGCTTCTGCATCTAGAACGTAATCATAACCAAGAAGATCATGAAGCTTATACAAATCAAGATCAAACAACCCATTAAGGTGTTCAGATAGCTTTCCACTTCGAGCGCGATATTCAATTTGATTAGCACGAACAAAGGCAATAGTCCTCTGCCCGTCATACTTATGGTCCGCTTGGCATGGAAATGTGATACGTTCCAAGAACTCTTCTGGTGAATCGCATTTGTCAGCAAGCATCACCTCAAACGTAGGAATTTTGTTTGTCTTGTGAATCTTGTTGAACGTGTCAGCAGAAAAACCTGCTTTCAAATCCTTGTCAAAAATACGAATAACATAGTCCCACATTGACATAGGAAACAACCCCACCGCGTTAGTAGCTGCATCACGCGCGGCGTCGCCGGTGAGCTCACGGGAAGCAAGCTTGTCAAGTACATCAAAGAACTGATCATAATCAACTTGCGTCATATCTTGCGCAAGTGTGAATTTTGGCATGTCAAACTTCTTAACGCCAAAAACACGATATGGATCAAGTGCTTCCTTGATTAAACGCTGTGCTGTAGGATCAGCTTTAGCAAGAGCTGCTTGAATAATCTTCTTGGTACCAGCGCCGTTAGCTGCTTCGCACTCTTTGATAACTTCAACAAAATTTGACATTTGGTTTTTAAGTTAAATGAACTGAAATATAACTTATCGTTTCTTATTTATGTGTCATATTTTAGAAAACGTGACTGCCATGCTTCCAAATACGCAACACAATTATTTAGCGGTGTTGAACACTACCTTACGGACAGGTACTTGACCAAGCATATAGCTATCACCCCAAAGCATGAATCCCATAAAAGGATCATACACTAGAGCATTTTTCCCAACTGTCTTAAGTTCACCATTGATTTCAACAATATCACCAACCTGAATGTTGCTGATGTGAGTAAGAACAACGCTGTAGTTCATGATAAGCTCCATTAATCAACCGATAGGTATATTATACAATGAACCCATTGCCCATGTGCAGTTAAAGTGTAACAATACTAGAGCATCATCATGCATTAAGCAAAATTACACGCGTCACCAACTCCAAATAGTTAAAATCACGAGACCTACTAAGAAAATAGAAAATGCAGTGATGGATATCCACATACTAGTAGTTGTAGACGCTATGAAAGCTAACAAGACGCCAATGATTACGATGGCAAAATGTAAGATGGCTGGCATACCGTTCTCCTGCGCTATTTGTAATGTTACATAGTTAAAACATATTGGTAAACTTGGTACCACCTGCCCGATTCGAACGGGCAACCTACGCTTAAGACACGGGCTCTACCAGTTGAGCTAAGGTGGCTAAGTTTTATGTTTAAGTGATCATTCGAAAAACAGCAACTTGTTGATCAAGAGCAATATCTACATGGAATCTATGTATGCTGCAGTTTAACAGCTTTTTTGCAGAGTTTTTTAGATTTCCGTTGCTTACGGTGACAAGTATTCACAGTGTCGATTTCAACCTTTTTTGGACACCACGTCGCTGCCACTATATTGGCAAAAGTCAAGTATTGCAATTTCTTGAGCTTGCCACCATCGTCACCGCGCACCTTTTCACGAAACTCATCTAGAGTGCCATAGAAACACCCGGCCTCAATCATTGGCCCACCTTTGACGTTAAAGGCATAAACTGTTCTGTTCACACTACCTGCACCAGACAAAGCCAACAATGGATAACCTTGACGGGCACAACCGCCGTTGAAAATGCACTTCTCTCCAAAGCGACAATCTGCACCAAATCTACTTTCTTTGCTGAATACACACCTGTCACCAAAGCCAATTTCTGAGCCAAATCGGCTTTTTACACCAAAGTGACATTCTGCGCCAAAGCTACACCAAGAACCAAATTCACAAAAATTACCAAAAATGCATTTGTCGCCAAAGACACACAATGAACCAAAGATACACCCAGACTTAAAACTAGACTCAGAACCAAAGCGGCTCCCTGCAGCAAAACTACATCTTGTGCTGAATACACGCACAGCTGAATAATCACCCTTCGGGCATTGCTTAATACCTTTTACTTCAGGGAGAGCATCAAACTCTTCTTGGGTGTACACTTTCATGGTGTAGTTTCCTTTCAACGTTTCCATTATTGATGGAATTAAAATTATAACACAATCAGCTTTTGATGTAAATGACTATTGCAATTTATTTGCAAATCACAATTGTTATGGCTCCCCGACCTGGGCTCGAACCAGGGACCTGCGGATTAACAGTCCGTCGCTCTACCGACTGAGCTATTGGGGAATGTGATCTTTACAGTATATAGTATTTATCATGTCACGAGACATCGTGTTTAGCAATTCTATCTGCGATGTCTGTCAACTACTCTATTCCTTTCAAATCCAATTAGCAACGTCACAAGCGACAAAATTCACGATCTTCAACTTCACGAAGGTTTTATCTTTGCTTTTAAGAGCCAAGTTTTCAATTTCGGTGTTCACCATTTCTTCTGTCTCATAAACTTTAGGTGGGAAAACTAATTGAACAAGACAGTCTTGAAGAACTCCGATAAGCCAACCTTTGTTCTGACTAATTGCTTGATGCATCGATATTTTGACCTTTTAATTAAGTTTCAGCTCACAACCCGGAATAAAAATCCGCTACTCTACCAACTAAGCTAAGTGGCATATGTGATAGCTAATCAGTTCATAACTTGATATTTATTTGGCACAACTTGTGCAGTCTTCGCACCTGCTACAATTATCGCTGCAAGCGCAGTTTACACATTTGACGCTGTTTGTGCAAACGTAGCAACTAGTACAGAATGAGCAGCAATTGCACCATCTGTAGAATCTGCAGTCAACACAGTCAACGCAATTAGCGCAATTAGCGTCATCAAGCGCTTTGCAACTAGCGTCAACTTCCGCTTGACTCACGTCGCTCCAAGAGCTATTGTCTTTCTACGACACTAAAGAAAAATAGCACATAATCTCTTTCCTTAGCTTAGTACACTAGGTGGACAGTCCATCCATCATTGATGTATGCGCCAACCTTTTCGATGACATCGTCGAGCCTCTCCTTCAGAGGATATTTTTTACGAGTGCCTATGATCTGATAGTTGCGGTTGTAGATCGGTTCATCGAGCACAATAGTTTCAGCTCGTTCAGCCAGAGCATCGATATAGGCTTCAAGAGGATCTTTAGCGCTAACTATCCTCTTTTCGATTTCGCGCTCGCCGATATCAGGGAGAACAAAAGCGCTGAAAAGCTCAACGCATTGCTTCTCAGTCATCTTCTTGCCATTCTTGACATTTGTGATGATCTCGCGTTCAGCGATGATGGCAAAGTCAAACATGATATGTATCCTATTTACGTTGCTGTTGGGTATATTATAGCAGGTTCTTACAAGCTGTTAAGCAACCCTACAAGGCACAGGGATACTCAGGGAACAGCCACCTTGTCGAAGATACATCCGAAGCCGAAGCTGCAGTCTGCGCCGAAGCGGTTGTCCTCGCCGAAGCGAGTCCCGCGGCCAAAGATGCTTCGCACGCCGAAGCGATTGTGTGAGCCAAACTCGCACTCTGCGCCAAACTTTGACCCTGCAGCAAACGTCTTATCGTCGCCGAAGATGCAGTAGTCATCAAAGGTGCAGCACCCGCCAAAGTCATTCACACGAGTATAGTCTCCTGTAGGACATAGGCGAGCGCCATCGACCACAGGCAGCGAGATGAATTCTGCCTGGGTGAACACATTCATCATTTCAGGTTCCATGATATTTCCTTTCATGTTGTGTTGAAGAAGAGATTATTGTAGCATTGTCAACCAATGTTAAACCTCAGCAGCCCAATGGCGAACAGAACCGTCAAGGCAAAAGAAATAACGAATATGAACATCATGTCATAAGTGACGGTGACGTAGTCGAAGAATGTCAAGACACCATAAATCATTTTCATATTTCCGCTGAGGAAGAGTTTAATGTAGTTTCTCTGCTGAGACAGGACGATGTTGGGAGAAAGCAATCCGAAGATAGTCAGTCAATTCATCGAGCGCATCGCCTGCGGGGAATATC